GGATTAGCCATATTAATCTCTGTATCATTATAATTAAAACATAATTCATCATTAATTTTTATATCGCATAAAGCAATTAATTCACAACCATTAATATATATATTAGGATTAAATGAGTGATTTATATATATACCATATTTATCATAAATATGTATATTATTACCTATATGTATTGTTTCCCTTGTTGGTTTATCATATATATCACCAGATAAAATATACAATATATCACCCTTTTTATATTCTTTTGTAGAAAAAAGTCCTTTTTCATTTGTTAATTTACTATATCTTATTTCCATATATATTATTTATTTAATATATTTTTAAGTATTAATATATTTTTAAGTATTAATATATTTTTAAGTATTAATATATTTTTAAGTATTAATATATTTTTAAGTAGATTTATCCCATTTTAAATCTTCAAAGGTGTAAAAATAACATAAAATATATCAATATTTAAAATAAATTCATCAAAGAACTCATCAATATTAATATTTTGTTCAATATCATTAATTTGTAATCTTTGAATACCAATATTTTTTTCTATAATAAATAAAGTTTTAATTTTATCAAGTATATATTTATATTTACCAAATGAATTATAATGATTATTAAAAATATTAATAAATCCATTGTAATTTAATTCAAATAAATATTTGGAAATAACATTGATAAATTTCTCTTCATTACAAAATATTTCATCACAATTTAGTTTTAAAATATTAATTATATTTAAAATGACATCATTATTTTTTTTAAATTTATCTTCATCAGACAAAAAATAAATACTTTTAACAAAATATTTTTTGTAATTATCGTCATTTATTAGATAATCAATTAATAATTGTTTGGTATTATAAATTAAGAAAAATTGTTTAACTTTATCAAAAGCATCTTGAATAATTTTTAAATCTGAATTAATAAATTCCCTTTTAGGTTTAAATTTAAAATCTTTTAAATGAAAAAAAAGTAAAGTTTCAGCAAAAGATTTGTCAAAAAAAGAATTAGAAGTTAAAAGAATAGTAGAAGGCATAGGATATGAAGTTGTATATTGGCATAATCTTTTATCAGTGTCAATTGAATTACCACATTTATATAAATTATCACCATAAAATTTAAAAATTTCATTATGAAGACAATATAAAAATCCATGTATTGGTTTATAAAATTCATATAAATCATTAAGTGTAATAACATTTTTATTTTTAAAATAATGTTCTAAAATTAATTTGATATTAGAATTCGAAATATTTTCCATATAATAAATATAAATAAAATAATTTTATATAGATTAATTTCTCAAAACGGGTAAAATATTTAATTTAAAAATATTTTCTAATATAAATTTATATAATAAGTTATTTTATGGAATTTAACAAAGATTTACATATAGTAAAAGAAGAAATTTATGATGCAGATATTATGGAAGAAATTTTGAGAGATATAAACACATTTCCAAAAAATGAATTAAACCGCTTAAGAGCATATAAAAAAAGTCGTAAATATGGAAATAAAGTGGATGTAATATATCATTATGGAAAAGGGTGTGAAGAAAATGAATTAGGACGTTTATATGTAAAAAATAATAGAGGTTTACAATCATTTCAAAGAGAAATAAGAGATGCATTATTAGAAAAACATCATTTTAGTATAGATATAGAAAACGCTCATTATAATTTAATGATAAAATTAGGAATAGATTGGAATATAAATATTCAAAACATAAAATATTATTGTGAAAATCGTGATAAATGTTTAAAAATGTTATCAGATGATAGAAGAATATCAAAATTATCATATTTAAAAGTAGCCTATGGTGGAAATATAAGTTTATATGATAATACAATAGGTGAATTTGTGGAACCAGAAGGAGATACAAGTTTATTAAAAGAAATAGAGAAAGAAATAAAATCATTAATAGAAATGTGTTACAGAAAATATCCAGAATACCACAATTTAATAAAAAAGAAAGAAAATCCGAAAGTATCATTATTTGCATTAATTTTACAAACTGAAGAAAGAAAATGTTTATTGGCAATGGATAACTATTTACAATCACAAGGAAGACAAACAGATGTATTAATTCATGATGGTTTAGAAGTAATAAAAAAAGAAAATGAATTAAATTTGCCAGAAGAATTATTAAGAGGATGTGAAGTTGCAATAAAAGAAAAAACAGGATATAAAGTAAAATTAGTTCAAAAAGAATATGAAAATAAATATAAAAAAAGTGAAAAAGAAAAGGTAGTAATAGATGATGTATATGCCACAAGAAAATTTATACATTTAATGAAAGATAATATATCAAGAGATAAAGGCGAAGTATATTATTTTAATGAAGATAATGGAATGTGGGAAATAGGAGAAACAGCATTTAAAAGTGCGATAATAAAAGTAAAAGACGAAATGATATTTACTGATTATTCTGAATCAAAACCAAAGGTAATAAATTACGGAGGAAAATGGGTAAATATGAAAATAATATATAATTTGGTAGTTTCATTATTACCAGAAGATAATTTTATCTCAAAAAATATAGAAAGTTCAATAGGAAAATTATTATTTGCAGATGGGTATTATGATTTTTATGAAAATAAATTTATAGAAGGATTTGATAATAAAATAGTATTTTTGAAAAGAATAAATCGTTTTTTTCCACAAGAAAGAAATGAAAAGTTAATAAAAGAAGTAAATAAAATGTTATTTATTGATGGATTTGATTTTGAAGATGGTTTAGAATCTGGAGAATATTTAAAAAAATCAATATGTATAGGATTAATAGGTGATTATTATAGAAAAAAATTTTATTTTTGTTCAGGAGATCGCAATTCCGGAAAAAGTTTATTAACTAAGGCATTTAGAGATAGTTTTGAAGGTTATGTTGATGAATATGATGCAAATAATTTATTATATAATTCAAATACACAAGATGAAGCAAAAAAATTAGCTTGGACTTTGGATTTGATTGGTGTGAGATTAGCATTTAGTAATGAATGTAGAATGGAAAAAAAATCTTATTTAGATGGAAATTTAATAAAACCATTATCATCTGGTTCTGATGGAATGAAACATAGAGGTAATCATGAAAATCAAAAAAAATTTATAAATCGTTCAACAATGATTTTTTTATCAAATGATATTCCTACAATTTCACCTATTGATGGTGGTATAATTGATAGAGCAAAATTCATAAGATACAAATTAAGTTTTGTAAATAATCCAAAAAAAAGCAATGAAAGATATGCTGATCCAAATGTAAAAAGAAAATTTGATAATGATGAATATAAAAATGCATTATTTTATTTAATGGTTGACACATATAATAATTTAATAGAAAGTGAAAAAAAATTTGGTGGATATATTGAAGAACCAAAATCAGTTTTAATGGAAACAAGTGAATGGATTAAAGATGAAAATATGTTGTTTGAGGAAAAAATTTTAGAGAAATATGAAATAACTAATGATAAAGAAGATTATGTTGAATCAAAAAATATTATAAATTATATAATAAAAGAATGTAATTTAAATTTTTCATCTGTAAAAATAGGTAGATTATTAACAAATTTAATAAATGTTGAACCACGAGATATGAATAAGAATAATGTTAAATGTCGTTTAGGAATAAAAGAAAAATTTTAATAATACCAATTGGTAATGATAATAAAGTATATATATATAATAATTTTAATAAAAAATATTACCAATTATTACCAATTATTACCAATTTAAAATCAATTGGTAATGATAATAAAGTATTGAAGAATACAAAATATTTTTCAAAAAATACCAATTTACCAATTTTTTAATATTTTTTGCAATAAAAAAATATTAAAAAATAAAAAGTTAAAATTTTTTTCAAAAAAAAAAAAATAAAAAATTCAAAAAATTGGTAAATTGGTAATTTTGATATATTAATAAGTCAATATATATTCTTTTTTTAATTACCAATTCAAAAATCAATTGGTAATAATTAGTAATAATTGGTAAATTTGTAATTTTTATTGTTTAGAAAAAAACAGTTGTGTATATCTTTTTTTAATTCCTAAATATTCAGTAACAATATCTTTACTAAATATTTTATAATCATGATCTTTAAATATACTTCTAAGTAAAGTAATTTCATCACCTTTTTCATTATTATTAATAGCAACAAAATATCCCCAAGTAGAACATCTATAATATTTTTTGATATCGTCGGTAATAGAAATTAATTTATTTTTAAGTTCTTGATTATCTTGTAATTTATTAAGTAAAATAGTATTATCATTATTTAAATCCATCAAATTAATTAATTGTTGTAAAATATTTTCTCGTTCATTTGAATAAAAAGTTTTTTTATTTCTTCTTATTTTTTTAATATTATTTTCATAGTTATCACTTGAATTATCACTCATTTCCTTATATATAACCTATATAATATTTTTTTAAATAATTTAAACTTATATAAATATAAATTTTATATTTAAGGTATTTTATTTATTTTATATAAAATAATTTTCTAAAAGTAATTTAAATATAAAAAAATTGGTAGAACGATACAAACTATTCAAAAAAGAATTTCAAATATGAAAACATCATTATTATGTGATATTGATGTTATTTATACAACATATACACTTATTGATTGCTATTTTTATGAATATTTAATGAAACAAATATTAAAAAATTACAGAATAAAACCAAATAAAGAAATGTTTGATGTTTGTGATTATGATATTAAAATATTGTTTGACTTTTTTAATGAATTAAACACAATATTTTATACACAAGAAAAATTAAATTGGTACATTCAAAATCAATACACCCCTAAAATTTAACTTTAGTTAAATTTTGGGTGCGCACCAGAAATAATTTTTACAAATTATTTCTTGAGTGTCCAGAATATTTTAAAAAAAGAAAATACATTAAAAGTGAAACATTATCAAGTGAAAAAACAAAACAGAAGAAAAGAAAATTTTTATATGTGGATACATCTAATTTATAATGAATTATTTAGTTAAATGATTGCGGAATAAAATAAATTTAAGTAGAATGACAGCGAATTAAATCCTTGCTTGGTTTATAAATAAACCAAGGCGCGAATGCCAATGAGCGCATTGTTTTCTTGGAGAATTACAACTTATTGTAAAATAACAAATTTCTATTATGAAACTTTAATAGAATTCAAAAAGATTTACAATATGATTAAATTCTCCAAGAAAATATTTTTAATAAAAAAGTTGAATTTTGATTCAGGATATAAAACAAAAATTAGGATTATTCCGAACATGGAAATTATAACTAATTCCTAAAATGTAAAATTATGTGAAAAAATAAATTTCTGTTAAAGATCGGCTAAACTTAATTCTAAAGAATTAAGTTTGCCTGGGCTTTTGAGTTAAAAAGTATAAGAGAAGACTAAAATATAATTTAAACTTAAAAATAAGCGTAAAGTATATAGAAAACTCAATCCAAAACGCATTTACAGCAAAACAAATTATTACCTCAAAATTAGTCAGGTCTCCTTATTAAATTCAACTTATATACTTTAAAAAAAACAAAAAATAAAATTGTAAAAAAATAAAAAGTATATAAGTTGAAGATATGGAAAATACCCAAATATAAATTATAATATTTGTTTGTAAAATCCATATCTTCAACTTATATACTTTTAATAAAAACATAAAAATAAAATTGTAAAAAAAT